GAGTGGTGTGTTTGCTTCGGCCAAAAGCCGGTTTAGGGCTGCCAAAGCAGCAGCATCCGTCTCGACGTCAGGAGCCCCCTGACCTTCCTTGAGGTAGAGCCGAGCGGCCCGCTCTGCCTCAGAATTCGATAGATTTAGAAGACCCTTCAAACCGTTCTCGAATTCGCGTTTGGTAATCTGTTCGCCTGTTGCCATTTTAGTAGCAAGAAGCCTGGCTGCATCAGCCTTTGCGGCGTTAGATGCTTTCACCCTGCGCACATATGCTGGCTCGGTTTCGGCACCAAAGCGTGCCAGTGTCTCGTCAAGCGTTGCGACACGGTCAGCCATACCCAGCTCGATGAGCTTTTCCGAGTAGAAAACTCTGCCCTGACCGAAGTCAGCTTCCACGCGGGCTTTTGTGATACCGCGACCATCGGCAACGCTTGTTAGGAAGCGTTCATACGAACGGTTCACGCTTTCCTGAATATACGCCAGTGTTTCCTTGCCAAGCGGCTCGGTTTCGTTGCCTTCGACCTTGTGCTTGCCCGCGGAAATATACGTCCGCTTAACGCCCGCCTTATCCAAGGCGGCCGAAATGTCATCATGCGCGGTGTAGACACCGATCGAACCAGCTCGGCCCGAAGGCGTAACAACGATTTCGTCAGCGGACGATGCCAACCAGTATGCGGCACTTGCGGCAAGACTGTTGACCTGCGCAATGATCGGCTTTTCGCCACCGCGTAGCTTGCGAATCTCGGTGGCCAGCTCGTCGGTACCAGGTACAGAACCGCCTGGGCTATCAACGTCAAGCACGACGGCCTTAACATCGTCATTCGACAGCGCCTTGTGGAGCTGCCGCTTGATGCCGGCATATGAAGTGCCTCCGCTCATTGCAGAAAACATGTCCATACGGTCAGAAAGCACCCCGTAAACGGGAATTACTGCAACCTTACCATCGGTTTCCGCAATCTCTTTCGCCCGAGCATCAGAAACAGCAGCAACAAACTCAGACGTCACAAACTTATCACCGGCAGCACGAGCTGCGATAATATCCGCGAGGACTGCCAGTTTTTCGCGCTGAATCGCCCACGGTTCAGCCTCAAAGGCTGTCAAAATGTGTTCGAATTTCATAAAGTATCCTTAAGCAGCGCGCGTTTCGGGCGCATCATCAAGCGATGGTTCGCCGTTGTGGCCGATGCCGTGCAAAGGTTGCATTGTTCCGTTGACGATGAGCTGATCGCCGCCCGGTTTTGACGCCTTGTTTTCGTAACTACGCGCCTCATCTGGCGTATAAATGCCGGTATTGACCATCTTCTGCAGGAAGTCAGCGCGCGCTTGGCTATCGCCTCTCAGCAAGCCTTCCATATTGAACTTCACGACTGTCGTTTTACGGGTCTTTGCATCTAGCAAATCGCGATAGACGGCCGATTCAATGCTGCGCAGCAATGGCGTAAGGCAGGTCTTAGTAAACTGCAGGATAAGTTGCTCAATCCCGCTGCCCCACGTCGTCGTCCCGTTTGAAGCATGACCAATCATGACAGGGGGCACGCCGAAGATACGGCATATCTGCTCAACGCTGAACTGGCGCGTTTCGAGCATCTGTGCGTCTTGAGGATTGATCGTTAGCTGCTGGTATTTAAGCCCAGCTTCCAGAACAGCAATCTTGCCGGCCTTTTCAGACCCGGCAAACTGGCCAAGAACTTCACCAAGCTGTTTACGCTGTTCTGATTTTAGGATCTGGTCAGATGAAAGTACGCCCGCAACCTGCATGCCGTTGGCAAACATTTTGCCGGCCGTCTTTTCACCCGCAAGCGCGTTCCCGACAGTGTTCCGGACCACGCCAATTGGCGAAAGACCGCGATCACAGCCGGGAATGACCATCCCACGAACGTGGAACATTTTGTCTTCGCTGATACGACGGATCGTGCCTGACTTACCTTTGGCGGTTTCGGTCACTTCGTAGTATCGATTGTTCCGATCGTCACGGCAGACCTTAACGGCGAGCGGATGAAACGGATTCAAAGCTGTAAGGCGACCACCGTTCATCTTCTTTTCGGCGAAAAAGTTACCGTCCAGACAAAGGCACATGGCCACCATCGCCCAAAAATCAGACGCTGTGTCATCAAGATTGGGCATATCGTGAAGCAGTTCATACAGAACGTTTTCACGATCGATTGTGACGCCGTCGTCCTTGAACACGTTGCATGGGAGCGTCTTTACCGAGTTCGCTACGAGATTTACGCACGCCCAGACTGCATCAAGCTCAAGAGCTTTTTCGTAAGTGACTGTTTCACCTGAAGTCGTTCCAAGGCCGAAGAAACCTCGCCAGAACTCGCCGTCGGTGAGCTTGATGGGTTTTCCGACCCATCGATCAATGAAGCCCATATTCGCTCCGTCGTGAGTTAGGCGATGACGACCATGTTATTGATAAAGTCATCGAGGTTTTCTTCTGGCTCAATCGGAGTGTCCATCGCAGCACCAATAGCCATCGCCAAAGCTACCGCCGCATCGATACGAACCGAAGCTTTCGTTTTTACAAACCAGCGGTTTTCTTGCGGGTCGTGATCGAACGTGGCGCCCATGAGGGCAGTCATCAACACCGGGTTTCGCCTTAAACGAATGCGCCCGTCGATGATCATGTCTTCTAGCGCCAGTACCGAGCCCGGCATCCACAAGCCTTGCGGGGGTGGCAGGCCAGCGGCTTTTGCGGCTTCAACTTTCGATGGTTCGGGCTTAGCCCTGACCTTACCACCCTGCGGATGTGCAACATGATCAACTTCAATGCCGAGCGCGTCTACCTCTTCGCGAAACTTGTCGTAAGCGTAGCGGTCGTAAGCAATGGCTTTGATTTCAAACTTCTGATCAAGCTTCTGAAGTCGTGCCGCAACAAAGTCATATCGGACACGTTTGCCCGGCGTGGCATTGAGCCAGCCTTGCTGCACCCATAGCTCATACGGCGCTTTGTCGGCCTGCGCTCTGGCTTGCAGAGTTTCCTGTGGCGTCCAAGCCTCAACCCACGCATCAAAGGTCGGCAGACTGACGGTAGCTCCGTCATCACGTTCCATTTCCATGAAACCCGTAGGAATCACACAGGCAAGAACAGTCATATCCTTACTGCCGGAAAGGTCGACGCCCATAAAGACAGGCTTGTCTGCGTGTTCCTCTTCAGGGTCGAAGTCGTCCATGACGCTTTCGACAGTCTCACGCGGCATCCATGCCTTATCGGCATCGGTCCAGCAGCAAAAGTGCAGACGCAGAATGCCGTTCAGCTTGCCCGGCATCTGCTTGGCCTGAGCAACAACGCCTGCAAGATATTCGTGCGTCAGAATCACACCGAGAAGTGGATTAGCTTTCTTCCAGCAAGTCGGATCGTTCAGAGGGTCATCACCCTTATCGAGCGCACAAACCCATGCAAAGGTCGTGTCATCGATGACCTCACCGACGTAATTAAACACCTCGTCTGGCGTCTGCGTCCCAGCCGCAACCCGAACTGCGTGCTCGTGTTCTTCCCAGCAGATGCTGTTCTTGTCGCTGCCAGAGTTCGTAATCATCAGTAGCAGCGGCTGGCGACGAAACTTGAAGCCGCGCTCGAGCATTTCCATCGTCGATCGATCTGGATGCTCGTGCACCTCGTCGCAAAGCGCGAAATGCGGTCGTGGACCAGAACCCGACTTTCCCGAATCCTTTGAGATCGGACGGAAGAAAGATTGTGATTTGTGGTGCGCAATATTGAACTCGCGACCAATACCACCGCTGAACTTCACGCGCTGCATCAAAGCAGGTGCAGCCCGCGCCATTTTCACAGCATCCTGAAAGAGAATCCCTGCCTGTTCTTTCTTAGCAGCAGCCGCATAAATCTGCGCGCCCGCTTCCTTGTCGGCGATCAATCCAAAAAGGCCGACACCGCCAGCGAATGGAGATTTACCGTTGCCCTTGCCTTCTTCGATGTAAGCACGACGAAAACGGCGGGAACCGTCTTCACGCTTCCAACCGAACAACGAACCGAGCTTGAAGGCCTGTGAGGCATGCAGTTTAAATGGCTTACCTTCGAACTGGCCTTCTGAGAGCTTCAATCGCTCTTCGAAGAAGCGAAACACACGATCCGCTTCCTCATCGTCAAACCAGAGCCCGCGCTCATGACCGGTAGCCAAATCGTCGAAATGACGCTGGCAAGCGTTCCGAACGTGCGGGCCTGCAATCTCAGTGCCGTCAATGACAGCTTGCGCGTAAGCGCTCACACGCTCCAGCGCAGGCATATCAGTCAAGCAGATCATCCTTCTCATCGCCGTCGTCGCCAGTCGCAACTTTCGATGCGTCCGCAGGCGTTGCACCCATCTGGCCAAGCATCTGACGCAGCAAGTTCATCGCCTGCACGCCAACTTCTTGCCCAGCCATGATGCGGCCCTGAATATTTGCCGCCATACCGACCAACGTGCGGTGCGACTGGTTCAGCCACGGCAGCTCTTTTTCAAACAGCTTCCATGCAGCCTTGGCTTTTAGCTCCGGCGTATCCTTCAACCATGCGGGAGGATTGCCGAGCGGGCCATCGGCCTTGGCGTCGGTGCGGTTTTTGAAGCGCTGCGGGTTTTTTTTATCACTTGCCTCTACTGCCGCCTTGGCGCGAGGCGTTCTTGGCCTCGCCATGGCATAAATCCTTTAGAGGGGTCATATTTTGAATTGTGGATGCGTGCGCGATGGACCCTCGCCGTTCCGTTGGAATCGAAAGCTGACGAGTTGCAATATACCCCCTAGCCAAACAATCGAAGTTGACCGAGAAGTGATGCACCTTTGTTTCCGTTGCATTGTCTGCACGAACACTGAGTGTTAATGCGGGTATGGTCACCGCCAAGAGAAATCGGTATGATGTGATCCAGCTCTGGCGCACGAGGATCGGTTGTTCCGCGTAAGCGCTTAGGTGTTTTTACACCGCACATCTGACACTTCCATCCATCTCGAGACAGGATCTCAATAGGATCGAAGTTATCATTTGCCACACCCTTCATGCGTGCTCTGCGCTTAGCGCTACCTTTTCTCCGTAAGTTCTTCTGCGAGCATGCATCTGTGCAAAACCGCGAATGGGCCCTTCCGTACACTGGTGCGAATATTATCGAGCACTCTGGGCAAACTCTTTCAGAGCGATCAATGTCGGACTTCGATGCCTGCGCTTGCTGTGACTGAAACTTAGTACGCGCATCACGGCACGCATCTGAACATATCGATTGAGATAGAATGTCGGCTTGAAATCTCAATCCGCATTCAAGGCAAATACTGCGCTTTACAGTATAGGAAACTTTGAACGATTTAATTGTTTCGGCGTGTCGCTGCTTGGCATTTAAGTTCGACTGAGCAGCAAATCCACATGATCTAGAACAGAACCTTGCAACATTATGGCTGTCTTTTCTGCGTTGAAAGACTGATCCACACTCCTCGCATATGTGATCAGGCGCTCCATCATTGTGCGCCTTCCCTAAGGCTTTATCACGGATACGCTTTGCCTTTGATGAGCACGCCTTACCGCAATATAGCTTCGTCTTTGGGCCATTGATCTCGATGCCGCACTGCATACAAGCACTGTTATTGTCGTTTGCTGGCTGTTGCCAATCTAAGGAATTCATAATGCTCAAGGTCTCGACTCCTTGACGACCTCATGTGAATTGGCGGGGAGCCGGAGCTCACCCGCCTAACCATGCAAGAGGTCGAGAATTGCATGGTTAATCTACCGGCCATCCGTCGGCCCCAAAGGTCACGATGTCCTGACCTCGCTCCAAGCGCTGCTTGGTTCGGTCGTGGCACGTCTTGCAAAGCGACTGGAGGTTGCCTGCATCCCAGAAGAGGAACTCGTCGCCCTTATGAGCGATGACATGATCGCAAACCGTCGCCGGTTCTACGTCACCAACATGCAGGCAGAACATGCAGAGCGGTTGGTCAGTCAGTTGTCGCTCACGCATTCGCTGCCATCTGGCAGTCTTATAGAGGTGAACCCATGTGCGCTGTGTCACGACGCCAGCTTGTCTACGATCTTAGCTGTGTCGCTGCCAATGCGGCGAGCCTTCGTAAGCGTATATGGCTCGTCACGATCATTGATCAACCCACCCAACGTAACGACGTCGGCCACAACGGCGACGGGAGTCGTCACAACGTCCGTGGCAATTCGGAATAGACGATCAAACATGGAATTACTCCTCACGATAGTAACCAGCTTGGGTGCGCCTGCACTTAACCCACAATATATCGTGGCGGCAGAAGGCGTTGCTGGTCTTGTTTGGTTGCGGCAGGTCGGATTCGAACCGACGATCTCTTGGTTATGAGCCAAGCGAGATGACCACTTCTCCACTCCGCATTGATTGTCCTTAATGAAACTGGTCAAGGTGGCAGGATTTGAACCTGCGACCTCTCGGACCCAAGCCGAGCGCTCTACCAACTGAGCTACACCCAGATGAAAATGATCGGCGGGGAACCCACAGGAATGAGCTCAACCCGCCGTATCCCGTCTGCCGGAGGAGAAACGGCGCCGGGGATTTGAATAGATTGGCAAGCGCAATGCAGGCGTGCACTGCCTATGTCTGCGCGCCAATGACTGCAGGGGACTGCGCTTGCTTTTCAGATTGACGACTGAATACCGTCGTCGGGTAGTTACCCGAAGCTCAGAGACTGCACCTTACTGCAGCATGTCTTCGGGTCCGTCGCCATTGCGCACGGAACAGTGTGGGGCAACCGCATAGCGGTTGAACCCCTTCACTATACTCTCCGTGAGATCACGAAATATGGACCTAGGCTGCGTATTTTTTGATTGCGGCTGCCAAATTATCGTTTGCAGACAGCAAAGCTCGCCTACCCCCTTTTCGACGAGAGTATTCCTCGGACATGCCAGCTGAACGGCCAACATCAGTATAGGTCTTGGCTTCAAGCGCTGCTTCCAATACCTCTCGATCCCTGTCCTTCAACTCTTGAAGAGCATCAAACCACACATCGCGCTCAATCATTGCAGTGAGTGTGTCCTCCCACTTTTCACCGCCACCACCAGCACAAGTTGTCTTGCGCATACCAAGGAAGCTATCAGCGATCTTTGGCGACCCGCACGGCAGTCCTTTCGGATACCGAGTGTAGGTAACCTTGGACATATCTGTGTTAGCGTAGGCCTCAGCCAAAGCCTTTGCTGATTGCTCGGCGGTGAAACTCTGACCATTGCGGCGCTTGCCGTTTGGAATGTAACGGGGTGGCTGAGTATCGAGCGTGGCGGCAAAATAGTGATTGCTGTCAACGATCTGCCGTGGATCATCGCCACCACCTGACTGAACGTCCGTTTTGTCACGACAGCCAAGCATTGAACCCGTCGGCATCCGAATATCTGCCTGAATTACGTCACCATCGATGCCCAGAACGTAACCAACCTCGGTTTGGTGGCCGTCACTGAAACGCAGGCGACCTATCCTTACTGTCTGACCTCGGTCGTTTGTTTCTAATTCGCCAGACGCAACACTTTCCATGATGGCCTGCACCGAGGGGGTGACAAGGCGTTTACGCTCGAATCCCATGTCAGCAACTTCTTCAGGATCGTTGTCATTCGCAGATGGAGTGACTGACCAGTTCGTCTGCATCGGCTCATATTCTTCTTCAGGACGATTGCGATAAGCCATTAGAGCTTTAAGCTGTTCTGCGATAGATCCATGACGGCTGGACTTGCTCATGCTGCATCCTCATCAAAGCTCTCGTATTCCGTCTCTTCGTCGCAGCATTCAGTTTCTTTGTCTGCGTACTTCCACCCTTCTTTCAGGGTTTTGGCCGCTGAACGTTCTGAATCATGCCACTCCACAGCCCACCCATCACGGTCTATGAATTTTTCACCATCGTCGGTGACCTCTTCCGTAAACTGACACTTGGCTGCGACGGCGTATCTTTTTCCGTCTGCCCCTTTTACCTTGATGAAATAACCTCCACGCGGCTCACCATATTTTTTAGAGAAATATTCCTCAATTTCTGACGATTTCACCACATCCATCGACCCGATGATGGTTACGCTTTCTGGTAAATTATCATTTGCTACGATCATAAAATTCTCCTCGTGTTTGGTTCGTCACTTACGCGGCTTGGTATGTCGCGTTTTCACTCAGCCAGCCTTTAACCAGCTTCACTGCCTGCTCAGCTGCATCTTCTTCGGTGACAGCCCTGACGACCACGACTGGAAAACCGAGAGCATCAAGCAACGGATGGCGGGTGATCTGGCTTGGTTCGAGCTTTGCCTTGCCGACCTTGTTTTCAATCTGCCGCAGCACACCACCGTAGAGATAGATCCGGACGTCTGCTTCTCCCGGCGTCAGTCCTGCAGCTAATGCTTCGGCTCTTGCCTTGGGGCCTCGCTTGGCTGCGTTCTGATCTCCGGCCAGTGTGAATGTTCCTGGCCTCACGTCTCGCGCTGTGTGCACGTATTCTGGCAATCTGCGCAGGCTGCGAACTTGTGCAGCTTGCAATTCCCATTCTAGAGGCAATGCTGCTTTTGTGGTTACCTTGCCATTGCGTGTCGTGATGATTGTCCGGACGCCATTAATGCGGACGGTTTGCGTCGTGGCTTTTGGTTTTGCCGCAGGTTTGGAAATAGACGCGCCTTTCAGCGCACGTCTTCGTGTCATGGTCTCTCCTCATGTTCATGGTGCGTCAGCTTGGTGGGCTTCCGTTGGCGTTGTCCCGTTGGTAGCGGAACAATTCACATCATGGTGGGAGTGACAGGTCGGTCAAGCGTCAACCGGCATAATTTCAACCAACCTCAAATCAGGTTGTATTTTTTAATCAGGAAATTTTCTAAAAAGTGCGTAGTTCTCAAACGCATAGAACTACGCGCTGCGCGCTTTGTGCGTAAGTTTCTATATAAGAACTCTTACGCACTAAAAGCAGCGTGCTTTTGCGCAAGTCTTTTTAGGTTTTTTGAGACTTACGCAACAAGACTTACGCAAACTTTTAGTTGTATTTGTATTGTGACAGCAGGTTGCATTTTAAGCTGCAATTTCTGACAATGGACCGTTATCGTTGTGAGCAGCCCGCTCCATTTCGAACCAGAATGTTGGTTTAGGAACCGACTCATATGGTTCGAACCCTTGGGAGCGTAGCCATGACACTTGGCGAGCATTGAAAGATGGTAAGCGGAAGTCTCGACATGCAATCAGCATATGCTTGTAATCGCGCCAATCTTCGAGAGATTTTGCCCCTTTTTCGCTGTTACACGGTTTGCATGATGGAACAAGGTTCTTAAGCGCATGGGTGCCGCCTCTGGCTTGTGGAACCAAGTGCTCAACGTCAAATACGCCATCAAGATTGACGCCACAGTAATAGCATTTCCCGTTAGTTTTCGCCTTAACGGCTGGTGCAACCATCTGTCGAATAGACGCCCAGCTTAAACCATTCATACTCATAGACTCTCCAATAATCAGAAAATTACATAGTTAATGTTGAGTAAACGCAAAAAGCGGAGCCTAAGCCCCGCTTGCCTTCTTACATCGCTCGAACAAACGTCGTCGCCCTGCGCTGAACAGGGTCGCGGTCTTCCACCTTCATGAGGAAGCCCTCCGCGAACAGCGCCTTGGTGATCATGCCGACACGCTTCTTGTCTGTCTCTTCGTCGACGTCCAGCTGCAGTGCATACGCCACGGCACGCCCTACCCAATCCTTGGCCTGCGGTGCCGGCTTGTACATACCGCCGTTCACAACCCCTCGTATTGCGTCGCGTTCGTCTTCGGTCAGTGTTTCAGCAACTTCCTCGCTCGTCGGCCATGCCCATGACGTCACGACTGGCGCATGGTCTTGAGGCTTGGTCAGGCCCTGCCCGTTCCCCAGAGCGACACTTTCCAGCTTCCGCCAGTCAGCCTTGTGCGAAAGTGCTGACAAATTAGATTTGCCATAGACCACGCTGAAATATGAGAAGCGCGCTTCGTGTGTAAGGCCAGCCTCACTGGCTTGCGCTTCCGACATGCGGTTAAGCACCCGCACCGAACGTGCCGCACCGATAAGAGAGACCGCGCCGCGAGCATCTTCAACCGTCGCTTCACGATCGCTCACCTTACGCAAATGATGCACGATATCGATAGAGCAATTCGTCCGGTCAGCGACCTGCGCCCAAAGCTTGGCCACCTTGTCGATTGCGCCGTTGTCGTTTTCATTGACCTGGTGCGTCGACACGAACGGGTCAACAATCATCACGTCAATGCCAAGTTCAGAGATCGTTTCAACGACAGCTTCAACAACTGGCTCCTGAATCCGCACGCCTTTCTTGTCATCGATCGCAATGACCAATTCTTGCTCGCGGCCTGTGTCTAGAAAGAGATGCCCATCGATATCCGCTGGCTTAAGATTGAAATGAATACAAGCGGCCATGATACGGCGCTCGAGCTCGTCGCGCGGATCTTCGGCATTAAACAACCAGACCTTCAGGCGCTTCGGAGGCTTCGTGCCATTGAGCGCTTTACCCGAAGCCATGGCCAGCGCCTCGACGATGCTGTTCGCAGTTTTGCCAAGACCACCCGGCGCGACTGTCACCGAAACATACTTGCGAATGAAGTGCTTACCGAACGCAAACTCGCGCCGTGGGAGCGTCGCAGGGTCCTTCCAGACGAACGGCGTTGCAATGATTGCGCGTTTATTTTCAGTGGCTTGTTCACTATTGCTAATATTCTCATCGAAGTCCGCAACTTGCTCGGTAATAACGTCAGTGCGCGCCTCCGCTTTCGCCAAGCCATTGGCAATCATGCGGCTGATATCGACCAGACGCGTGTTGTCGTTATCATTCTGCGGCACGCTACGTGGGCTGCGGGCACCAGCAGCAAGGCCGTTATCGATGGTCTTGACGCAGCGCGGCCAATCTCGGCCCCAGCCTCTTGCCACATCCTGCAGCAGAGCGCGCGCTTCGGATTCAGCCAGGGCACCAGCCCCGACGAATGTGCCCAAGCGGAACGCGGCGTCGTTCAGCCGGTTGTTGCGGTTGCCCATCGGTTCAAGCGCAAGATCGTCCAGTTCGGATTGAACTGCACGCTCGACATAACGATCGTTAATCTTGCCGCTCACAGACGGTGCCGTGGTGTAAGTGCTCTCATATGAGCGGGGCAGCACCAGCTCCAGCAGCCAGTCTGGCGCGTCAACCGGCTCTTGGTCTGATATCCAGCGATAAGGCAGGCCAACCTCCGGCACGCTCCCGGCCGCAATGACATACCCCCCGTCACCACGAACGTCGACACCGGAGCCAAGCGCGCCGCGGTTGCGAACACCCTGACGATGACGAAAGAAGTAGTGACGGCCGCCGCTCGTGGTTTCGGCGGTCAGTGTTGCTGGAAGCGCGCCGTGCGCTAATTCAAGTGCTGCCAGCGTTTCGTCGCCGCCGTGTTTCGGATCTATATCAAGAACCCATGCACCAATAGGCGCACCGGTTGGTACGCCGATCATAGCTGATGGATTGCGGCGCCAGTATTCCCGCACGATGCGCTCGTTTAGCGTCGCGCCGCGGAACCCGTTGCTCGTGAGCGGAGTCTTGGTGGCGAGGATTTCAATACAACCGTCCTGATCGACATATTCATCGTCGCGATGGCGGCAAGGAAAGACTGGCCAGTTTTGCGCCTGATACGACAGCGCAACATCGAGCATTGGGTCTTCTTCGACGACGGATGTGATGTTAGTATGCATGTTTGTTTCCTTGGAGAAAACCAATGAACGAAGCCAGATACAGCATTCGAGAAATGCCAGACGGAACCTGGGCCGTTATTGATAAAGTGACGGAACAAGTAGCCGAGCTAGGCGGTAACGTTCAAACCGGGTTTGAGCAGTGGCAGGCCAACTACACCGCTGGCCTACTCAACCATCTCTATGCGGAGGGCCACAGCGTATTGCTGCAGTGATTGTCGTTGGCTGCAACTAATTCGGTTTCGCGATACGCTTCGATGAAGGCTTGCGCGGCGGGCGCAACGATTGCATTGCCGTAACCGCGCAATCGTCCCACTCGGGCGGCAGCCCCATGAGCCAGCGGGAATGTGCCGGGTTCAACTGGCCGCCACTTTCCATCCCGGCAGTGGAGCCAGTCAGCATCTGACCAGAGGCCGTTAGTCGGGCCGGTTCGTTCCGGACTGCGGAAAATACCGCCACTCCCAGATCGTTGTTCCACCCCTTGCGGTTGGCTTCGTTCTCGGCCCCGCGGAGAGATCCAGCATTGTTCTCTCCGTCCGAAGCCCTCGTTGTCGGCCAGCCCGCCAAATTCGCTTGCCTCGGTAACTGGTCGAACCTCTCCGTTCCGTCCGACCTCGGCTTCAGGTCCGCCCCCGTGTCCTTCCAGTCCCGAGCGGATGCCGTCGACCAGCCCGTTAACTGGCAAATCTGGTTCAATGAAACGGTCGCCTTTGATCCGTCCGAACGTCGGCCTGTCGGGCTGCAATCTTTCGCAATCTGCCCGCCGTCCCCGTTCGATTTCGTTGGAGTTGGGTACCCGCTCAGCAACCCAGTAGAGTCGCTGTCGGATGTGCGGCGCACCGAAGCCCGCAGCGCTGGTATCGACCGCCCCGCTGGCGTAGCCCGATCCTTCCAAGTCAGCTTGTACAAGGTCGAGCCAGCCAAGTCCGTCCTTGCTCGCAACCTGCTCGCCAAAGACGACTGCAGGTCGGCAGTTTTGAATAAGCCAGTGGAAGTGCGGCCATAGGTGCCGCTCGTCATCAAACCCATCTCCTTTGCCTGCCGCGCTGAAAGGTTGGCAGGGACAAGAACCTGTCCAGACAGGACGTTCGTCGGACCATCCAGCTCGACGCAATGCGTAGGACCAGACGCCGACGCCGGCAAAGAAGTGGCATTGTGTGTATCCGACGAGGTCGGCAGGTCGAATATCGACAATTGAACGCTCATCAACATCTCCCGGTGCTATGTGTCCTGCCTTGATTAGCTCCCGCAGCCAAGCGGCAGCTTTCGGATCGAATTCGTTATAGTAGGCGGTCAAAACGGCGCCTTTCCTAAAATGGAGCTTCTTTAAGAGCTTCCCGCATCCCTCGCCCGCAGCCCTCCCATGCGGCTTTCACCAGCATGCGTGCTTCCAGCTCGTCGCACTCAGCAAGGTCGGTTTTGTTGATGCTTGATAGGAAAGCCCCGACCGCCTCAACGCCGGTATCAAGTGCGCGTAGTTCGTAAGGATCGAGTCTGCGGCGGGAACGGATATGCTCGGCTATGTCAGCGCATTCCTTGCATAGCCATCGGATCGGCTCTTTGTGTTCCTGCACGCCGAGACCAACGGCGTGACGGAAGCAGACTTGGCATTGATCTGGATGGCTCATACTGCCATCCTCCCCTGCAAATCTTGATTATCGTTGGCAGCCACATACTTCTCAGACTCGTTGCCCCATGAAGACCAGCCCGGCCACGCTTGCCGGGCGAAGAGCTCGAGATAAGGACCATCGACCAGCTTCTCGATGCGTCCGTATTGCTCATCCGGCTTGCGGGAATGCTCGCGGCGCGGAGCCTTGATCAGTGAGCGCACACCTTTCGATAGACGGCGAGGCTTACCGCGTTTGAAAAGATGACAGATCTCAACTTCCTGCCGTGTCCAGTAACCCATACCCATGCGGCCTTTGTCCCAGACAAAAGCAACGCTGACAGGTTTGAATCCCCATGCAGCTGCCACATCGAATGCAGCAGCCTGCAAATGTGAAACCGTCCACATGAACAACAAACAGTCGCGAGCGCATACCTGTTCGACAGGCAGCGCTTTGATATCGTCAAGTGACATCACGCCGTAAGGCTGACGGCCTCGTGCCGGTGCAACGTCTTTTTTTCCGTATGTTCTGAAAGACC